GCGAAGTTCGACCGGCTCAACATCGAGATACCCGGCGACACGCTCGGGTTCAGCGTGGCCGACATTCGTGCGCTCGCGCCGTTCGCAGATGTGCGAATCGCGGGGATGCCCGACGAGGCGCAAGGAGAACTGACCCTGGCGTGACGAGCGTGCTCTCCGCAGACAGGTAGGGTGTTGATATGAAATTCCGAAAGAAACCGGTAGTGATCGAGGCGGTGCAGTGGCTGGGCACCAAGAAGACGTGGGACGAAGTGATGCGCCTTGGACACTTCCGCTGGAATCCCGGCGAGGCTGAGTCTCTAGCTGATGAATGGTACATCGAAACGCTCGAAGGCAACCATCGCGTCAGCAGAGGCGACTGGATCATCCGCGGTGTAGCAGGGGAGTTCTACCCCTGCAAGCCCGACATCTTCGCCGCGACCTATGAGCCAGCAGAGGAGAGTAACCCGGTCGCGCAATGACAACTGAATAGGGTTCCCGCGAAAGTCGGCCAACCTAGCGGGACGCAAGAAGCAACTGGGGCTTCCGAGTGTGCACACCACTCAGGAGCCCCTTTTGCTTGCCCAATCCGATACCGAAGTGAGGGCGAATCATGGCCGAGTTGACGCAACAGGAGCAAGACAGAGCGCGGGTGCTGATGGCCTTCCGCGACCTGGACGGTGACACGAATTGGCAGACGATTCTACAAGCGATCCAAGGCGAGCACGAAAGTCTCATGCACCGCCTAGTTCGCGCACCGGACCTGGCACTCATACACCGCGCACAAGGCGGCATCATCGCACTGGAAGCACTGCTGCACGACGCAGCCACCTGGAGAACCGAACTGGACAAACTCCGCGCCAAAGCGGAGCGACCAGTGAAGTAGTAGGCGGTCGGATACCTCATCGCAGGCTCGACCGGTAAATCGCCATCGCTTGGATACCTCATCGCAGGCTCAAGCAGGAAGGACCGAGACATGACAACTGAGACAGAAGAAGCGACGGGAGTTCGTCTTCCAGCCGCCGTTCGGAAGCAGAACGCAGAAGCAGACGCCCTCATGGAGCAGTTGCGAAACAGCACAGCCGACCCGGCTCCCGCCGAAAGCGGGGACACCGAGGCCGCTGCCGTTGAGTCACTGCCGACTGAAGGCGTAGCAGCGCCCGACGCCGCCGTCACGCCGACCGAAGTCAGCGATACCACCACCGTCACCGACGGGGACACCGCAACCGCCTCGACTGTTGTCGAGGCCGCGGCTCCTGTCGCCGACGCAGATGTGGCCGCTGAACTCACGAAGCGGACGGAAGCGTTCAAGACGTTGCAGAGCAAGTACAACGCCGAGGTGCCGCGCTTTGCGAAAGAACTGCGCGACAGCAAGGCCGACAACGAGCGTCTTCTGCAAATGCTCATGGCGCAGCAGCAATCCGCTGTGCAGCCCGACCCTGTGCCTACGCAGGAGCCGAGCACGACAGCGCCCGCTGTGACGACAGGCGACCTCTTCACCGCCGACGAACGCGAACGGTTTGATGTTGACGCAGACTGGCTGGACCTGCTTGAAAGCAAAATAAGGCAGGCGGCAGACGAGGCATCGAGGGCTCAAATCCAGCCGGTGCAGGAGCGCGTGCAGGCAGATGCCCAGCGCGTGTTCCGCAGCCAGTTGGAGACGGCCGTGCCGGACTTCAGCCAGATCGACGTTGACAGTGATTTCACCGCATGGCTCGCGGAGCCTGTCCCGTACGCAGGGGTTACTCGGCACCAGTTGCTGAACGACGCCGCTGCTCGTCAGGACGCGCCGCGTGCAGCGCAGTTTTTCCTTGACTTCAAGGCAAGCCGCGCCGCCGCACCGAATGCCACGGTTGAACCCACTGTCGCAGCCCCGGCTGCGCCGCCCGTGTCACCGTCGCCGGTCCCCGCCGCGCTACGCTCTCAGGTTGCACCACCGAAGACGCCAGCCGGTACGCCAAGCAGCGGGCCGGCAGGCAAGCGGTGGACCGCCACCCAGTACGAAAAACTGGTGCAGAGTTTCCACCGTGGCGAACTCGGGCGTGGTCCCGAGGCCCGCGCGAAGTACGAAGCACTGGACAAGGACTTCTGGCTCGCGGTGAAGGAGGGGCGTGTCGACGGTTGAGGCAGCATCCGCTGCTGAGATTGCCGCGCCCTGACGACATCGCTTGCCAAGAATAGCAACAAGGAAACAAGTCGATGTCAACTGGAACGGTATACCCGGTCGCACCGGGGAACCCCGATCACTCGGGTGTGGCAATCCCGACCATCTACAGCGCGCGTTTGCAGGACAAGTTCTACAACGCGACTGTGTTTGCCTCAATCGCGAACACCAACTGGGAAGGCGAGATCAAGAAGCAGGGTGACAAGGTCGTCATCCGCGACACCCCCAGCACCACGACCTTCGCGTACAGCAAGGGTCAGAACATCGAGTACGAGGATCTGGAGCCGGGCAGCACCAACCTGCTCATCGACAAGGGGCGCGGCTGGGCGTTCAAGCTCGACGACGTCGACATCAAGCAGATCGACTACGACGCCATGAACGACTGGGCGACGGATGCCTCGAAGCAGTTGAAGCTCGCGGTCGATTCCGGCATCCTCGCGGACGTCTACGACGACGTGTCGGCGTACAACTACGGCCTGACGGCCGGGAAGACGTCGAATTCGTTCAACCTCGGCGTGAACGGTACGCCGGTTGCGCTGACGCGCGAGAACGTCATCGACACGATTGCGGCGGCTGGCACGGTGCTCGACGAGAGCGCCACGCCCGAAGGCGATCGCTGGTTCGTGATTCCGCCCTGGATGTGCTACCTGCTGACGCTCTCCGACCTGAAGGATGCGTCCATGACTGGCCGGGAGTCGACACTCCCGAACGGTCGGCTGGGCAATCTCCTGGGCTTCACGCTGTACAAGAGCAACCAGCTCGACACCACCACGGACGGCGCGAACACCGTCTACAACATGATCTTCGGCCACAGGTCCGCGCTGACGTTTGCGGCGCAGATGACCAAGGCCGAGACGTTGACGCTGGAGTCGACGTTCGCCAAGGCGATGCGCGGCCTGATGGTCTACGGCTACAAGGTCGTGAACACCGAGCAAATGGGCTGGCTCTACGGCTACAAGGCGTAGAAGACCAGACTGAATCGTGACATTGAAGTCACACAACAAGGAGCCAGACAATGGCAGACGTTGATGGAGTCCTGGGTTCGGCTGTACTCCCTGAAGGGGGTACGCACAAGACGTCGAAGGTGTCGCGGCCGTGGAGTTTTGCCACTACCAATGCGACTGCCGACGACAACATCATGCTGCTCGCAATCCCGGCCAACACGTTGGTCGAGTGGGTCGCCCTCAGGGTGGACACGGCAGAGGGCGGCACGATGACGTTCGACGTTGGCGACAGTTCCGCTGACGACGTGTTCCTGGACGGGATGGCAGGCAACTCAGCGGCAACGTTGTTCGGCGACGCATCGACGGGCGCAACGGCTGGCGCGACGATGGTGCAGAAGTTCTACGCCGCCGCGAACGAGTTGCAGATCACCCCGAAGAACGACGCGGACACGGCAGTGGTGACGCTGATGGCGAAGTTCTGTGATCTGACGTAACCGCAACTTGGGGCCTAACGGCCTCATCGGGCGGCTGGTCGCAAACGCCCTCCGCGGCCAGTCGCCCACTCTTCAACCAAGACAGCCAGTGAGGGCACCACTTTAGGAGAGAGGGCACTACAATGTCACAGAAATGGTTGCGCAAGAGAGGCACGAACGAACTCATCCCGTGGGACGACGCGAAGTTTGAGGACCGCCAGCACTACGAGAAGGTCTCGGTCACGAACATCATTGACGGTGAGTTGATTGCCTCCGCGCGTGTGCCCGAGACGTCTGGGCCGGCGACTACGGTTGTAGTCGCGGCTGCGTCTTCCGAGGCCGACACTGTTGACACGACTACCGGCGCTGACGCGACTGAGCGCGTGTTCCTGGGCGTGACGAACGAGATCGGGATTGGCGGTGCTCCCGCTGAACCCGATGAACCCACGCCACCGCCCGCGCCTCCCGCCATCCTCTCGAAAACGGCGCTCAAACGCATGAACAAGCTCGCGCTCGCTGAATACGCACGCGGCTACGGGTTGACGTTCGACCAGAAAGCCATGTCGCGCGCTGCGATGGCAACAGCTCTCACCGCCGCACAGGCAGCGGCCCAAGCCGGTGACTAACCATGCTCGCATCTGAAGTCTTCTCTCGCGTTCGCGACATCCTCGCCGACTCGACCGTGACGTACCGCTGGAGCGATGCGGCGCTGATGCGGTGGCTGTCCGACGGGCAGTACGCACTCGCGCGGCGGCGACCGGACCTGATGCTGGACAGTGACAACCGGATTACGAAGCCGAACGAGATCAACACAACGTCGGCCATCGACCTGACCCTGGCGACCTGGCTCAACGGCACGCGCGCCGGGGGTGCGACGATCAGCAACAACGTGTTGACTTGCGGCACGACGGGGACCACGCTCGCAGCGACTTGGCAGGCACTGGTCGCTACCGGCCAGTTTTCGGTGGTGATCGACGGCGTTGCCTACACCATCAATCCAGACTTCACGCTGGGCGTGAGTCTGCCTGTCATCGCGGCGACGATACAGACCGCGATTCGCGCGGCAACAGGCGGGACCGAGACCGTCACCTATGTCGCCTACTACTTCACCTTCACCTGCGCGCTTGGCGCAAAGGTCACGTATCTGAAGCCCGTGGACGAGGTGTCGGTGGGTGCGGACTATCGCGGTGCCCTGGCCGACTACGTCTGTAGTCGCGGGTTCAGCGAGAACGACGAAGACGGCGACGTGCAGCGCGCGCAGATGCACATGGCCGCGTTTGAAAGGGCGCTTTCGACATGACGGACTACAGCGACCTCATCCCGTATCTGGCCGTCGAATTGCCTTCGTGCCCGGACAACATCATTACGCAGATGCTGAAGATCGTTGCGCGCGACTTCTGCCTGAAGACGTTTGCGTGGTGGGAAGACCTTGAGCCGGTCGACATCGTTGCCGACGCGGCCTCGTACACGCTGAAACCACCTGCCAGCGGCATCGACCTGACGCTGGTGACGTGGTGTAACGGTTGTGCCGAAGGCGCATCAGTCAGTGGCAACGTACTCACCTGCGGTGCGACCGACACGACAGTGGCGGCGACTTGGGCGGCACTCGCGGCGACCGGCAAGTTCAGCCTCATCCTCGACGGCGCGGTCACTGCGATTGCACCGGACTTCACGGCTGACGCGAGCATGGCGAACGTGGCCGCGTCACTACAGACGGCTGTGCAGGCGGCAACCGGCGGCTCTGAGACCGTTGCCTACGACACGGACCATCTCGTCATCACTGGCGTTGGGCACACGCGCATCGGCTTCCTGACGACAACGAGCGACTACGTCCTTGAGCGTGTCAGCGGCGTTGAACTCGACGACAGCGGGTTACTGACGTCGCAGTACGCGGTCACGAACGACTACCGCGGCTGGCAGTTGACCTTGGACGCAACGCCGAGTGCGGCCAGCACTGACGGGCTGGAGATCACGGCAGTACTCACGCCGAAGCTGACCGCAACGAGTATGCCGCAGTCGATCATGGACCGTTACGGCATGGACATCTGTTCGGGGGTCAAGTGGCATCTCATGCGGCAACCGCGCAAGCCCTGGAGCGACCCGGCGTCAGCGATGGACTACCGGCAGGAATACTGGAACGCCGTGGCGATTGCCCGCGTGAACACGACGCAGGGGCAGAAGAGTACGCGGCTGAGGGTCAAAATGCGGTCCTTCATCTAACAGGCGAGGAACGCTATGCCACGACTACACTTCGACCAGTTTGGGGGCACGGTCCCGCGCCTGAATGCGAAGAAACTGCCGCTGACCGCTGCGCAGACGGCGGCGAATGTTGACCTGACCGCGAACCGCCTCGACACGATCAACGAACCGCTCGACACCGTCACGCTCGGTGCTGCCGACCGCGATAGCGTCTACCTCTGGCGTCGCAACAGCACGACCGGCTGGTTGCAGTGGAGCGACGACGTGGACGTGGTTGAAGGTCCGGTTGTCAACGACACGTACGACCGCATCTACTACACGGGCGACTCGACCGGGAGCGGGAAGCCGCGCGTGCGTGCGTGGGACACCACCGACCAAACCAAGGACATCGAGATCATTGCGCCGACCGTTACGCCGACCGTCGCGGTTGTGGACGAGTTCGGTTTCGGTGACATCAAGTTCCAAATCTACAACGTCACCGACGACAACATGGACATCTCGCTGACGACGGTGCCCGAACAGAACATCACCGAAGTCGTGCGGAACCGCAACTGGACGATCACCTACGACGTGAATCTGGAGGAGGATGCGGGCGACGAGTACCGCGTTCAGACGATGGTCGTGACGACGCCACTTGGCGGTGGCGCGACGAATCTCTGGGCACAGAACTGCGGCTACACACCGTCTGCCGGCAACGTCATATTGGTCGAGTACACGGCGAACGGCAACGTAGTCGCCCTGACGCAGTCGCTCTACTGGTCAACCTGGGACGACAGCGGCACGACGAAGGTCCGCATCCAGGTCGCCATGCAGATCGACGAGAAGTTCCTCGCTAACCCGCGTGAAACGTACCTCTACTACTGCTACACGTTCGTGACGAGTTGGGGCGAGGAAGGCCCGCCGTCGCCGTTGAGCGAGATCGTGATTCGCCGACCCGGTCAGCATGTCGACCTATCCGTATTGCAGACGACGGACACCGCGACACGCGGCATCACGCACAAGAACATCTACCGCACGGTGGCCGGCGGCGAGAGTGACGACTTCCGATACGTCACGCAGATTACGCTCGCCACGACGACCTACGTCGACACGACCGCGGACGCGGACACGGGCGAGACATTGGAGACGGCAACGGGTCCGAACTCCAGCCTGACGGGTTTGCAGGTCATGGCCGGCGGGTTCCTGGCGGCTTTCAAGGACAACGAGGTCCACTTCAGCGAGCCGAACCTGCCCTACGCCTGGCCGTCGAAGTACGTCATCACGTTTGAGTACGATGTGGTCGGGCTCGCGGTCAGTGCGAACGACCTCGTTGTGATGACGACCGGCACGCCGTACCTGATTACCGGGACGCACCCCGAACGCCTCGCCAAGACGCAGATCATGACGAACCAGTCGTGCGTGGCGAAGCGCGGGATTTGTCAGCGCGGCTACGCGGTGCTGTACCCGTCTCCGGACGGCATGGTCGAGGTCCGGGGCGCGAACACGCGCATCGTCACCGCGCCGTACTACACCAAGGACGAATGGTCAGCGCTGACCCCGGCGAGCATGATCGCTCAGGTCTACGACGAGCGTCTGCACATGTTCTTCACGTCCTATCAGGTCATCATCGACCTGTCCACTGAGACCCAAGCGGTCACGACCTACGCCTACAGCAGCGGCGAGAGCATGGTGCAGGGGCTGTACACCGACATTCGCACCGACACGATGTACATGATCGAGGGGTCGAAGCTCTACACTTGGGACGGCGGCGCGACTGTCAAGCGGCTGACTTGGAAAAGCCGACAGTTTCAGTTCCCGTCGCCGCAGTCGTTTGCCTGCGCTCGCCTGTTTGCGGACGCCTACGCGGACCCAATCGCCGTGACCGGCACGCTCACGCCCGACGCGACCGGCGACTTCACCTATGACGGCGAGCACAACGACGAGAACAGTTACGTCAACGGCGTCTACTACCTCTGGTGGGACGACGCGACGAAGTGGTACATCACGACCGCCAAGGGCACCCTTGGCACACGGTACTGGTCGCGGACGGACACGGACATCGAAGGCGACTACGCCAACGGCGGCACGGCGACAGGGACCGCAACGGTGGCGCGTCAGGGCGTGCGCCTCGCGCTCTATGCGAACGGCACTGAGGTAGTCGGCGTGGACGTGGCGAGCAACGCCATCGTGCGCCTGCCGAAGGTGCGCCGTGAAAACGTGTGGGCGCTGGAGGTCAAGGCGAACACGGGCATTGACGAGTTCACGGTCGCCGCGAGCGTAGCCGAAATGACGGGCAAGCGCTAATGGCAGACCCATTCAACACCGTACTCCCGACTGGCTTGGCGTCAACGGTTTGGATCGTTGACCCCGAGCTGCGGCGCATCCTCGATCTGATTCACGAGAATCTTGAGGGGCTGGGCGTGGAAATGTACACGCTCGCCCAGAAGGAACCGGCGGCGAACCCCATCGTGCAGCCGCTGTCGTTGGCAGAACTCGCAGACGTCTTGACGCCGCCCATTGTCGACGACGGCGATGGTGGCGGCGTGGTCAACATAACCGGCGATGCCCCTAGCCATATCACGGTGACAGAGACGGGCGGCGCGTACAATGTGCGCTGGGAATACGACGCCATCCCCGGCTACGAC